GAGAAATTATGCTATTCCTTTTGAGCATGAGGATTATCCAGATGCAGTAATATTCACTCCTGATGTTATGCGAAAGATTAAGGAGTTGGAAGATGCCTATGCGACTGGTACTTACCAACACACTATTACTTCCATAGCTATGAAAGATGCTGCATGTAAAAAGTTGGGTAAAACTAGAGTATTCTTTGTTTTACCCTTACCTTTTCTCGTTCTTTTTAGACAATATTTCTTGCCTATAGTACGGGTAATGATGAATTATCCATTACAATTTGAAATGGCTGTTGGAATAAATTGTTACTCTATGGAATGGGATGAATTAGCTAGATTTCTAGGTAATCATTCTCCAAATATAGTTGAAGCTGATTATAAGAGTTTCGATGTTGGTCAATTAGCCATTTTTCTATTGTGGGCTTTACATATCCTTATTGAAGGAAATATGAGAAGTGGTAATTTTACTGAGTTAGATAGAGTTAAGATGACACAAATGGCTTTAGATACTGTATTCAGATTAGTGAATTTTGATGGTACCTTACTAGAGTTTGTTAGAGGATTACCCTCTGCGCATCCACTAACTGTTATCATAAACTGTCTAGTTAATTGTATGTATTTACGTTTAGCCTTTCATTTATGTGGTTATGATGTCACTAGATTTCAGGAATTGGTGAAGGCAGTTACATACGGAGATGATTTAGTTAATAGTGTTGATCACACATGTCCCGATTATAACCAAGTTTCCATATGTAAGATTATGTCCCATTATGGTATAATTATGACACCAGCAGACAAAGGTGAATTTGAATCTAACTATACTACTTTAGATAAGGCTACTTTTCTTAAAAGGAGATTTTCTTATAATGCAGACTTAGATAGATTTCTGGCACCTTTGGACTTTGATTCCATGCTACAGTCATTGTGCTATCGTATTGAAAACGATAATATTAGTGATTTGCAATATGTGATTGAAGGCACCCAATCTTTTATTACCGAATGCGTTCTACATAGTGAGGAACAGTATGTAAAAGCAATCTCGGTGGTCAATAAGATTAGAGGATCATT